GGTCGCAATCGCACCATCGATCTTCTCCGTGGATTTCTCCTTATCAGCTTTAATGTTGCCAGCTGGATCACGGCGGATGAAGATGTTGTCCATCATCCACGAAAGAACTGGCTGACCACCATGTGCTATCTTTTGTTCAAGTGTCAGCCTCATGAGCTCCTTTGTTGGCGGTGACATGTCCTTGAACCCTTGCCCGAACGGAATGACTGTAAATCCCATCCCCTCGAGATCCTGTACCATCTGGGTCGCTCCCCAGCGATCAAATGCAATCTCCCTTATATTGAAACGTTCTCCAAGATCTTCTATGAACTTTTCAATATATCCATAGTGGACAACGTTACCTTCTGTCGTTTCCATATAGCCTTGTTCAATCCAAGTATCATAAGGAACATGGTCACGGTTTACTCTCAATGCCACATTCTCTTCAGGTATCCAAAAGTACGGAAGCACCTGGTATTTATCATCTTCATATTGTGGTGGGAATACCAGCACAAAAGCAGTTATATCCGTCGTGGATGAAAGATCGAGTCCTCCATAACAGATGCGTCCCTCCAGTTCATGTTCATCGACCGGAAAAGCACAGGCATTCCATTTATCCATGGGCATCCAGCGTACTGCCTGTTTGACCCACTGATTCAATCTCAACTGTCTGAATGCATTTTCCTCACTTGGGTTCTGCTTGGCAGAATTACATGCTGCCTCGACCTTATCAATTCCTACGGTAATGCCTAGCGAAGGGTTTGCTTTCTTCCAGACCTTAGGATCTGTCCAGTCCTCTTCCGGCTTGGCACCATAGATGACAGGATAAAATGTAGGATCCACCTTTCTTCCCTCGAGAATATCCAGAGCTTTCTCATGTTGTTCATAACAGATTGAATGTGTATCAGAGCCAGCTGTGGTGATCAAAAAATAGAGTGGCTGCATCCGGGCATCACCAGAGCCTTTTGTCATGACATCAAATAGTTTTCTGTTCGGCTGAGTATGCAGTTCATCGAATACGACACCATGGATGTTGAATCCATGTTTCGAATATGCCTCTGCCGACAGGACTTGATAGAAACTGTTCGTAGGCAGATAGATTATCCGCTTTGTAGCAGTAAGTATCTTGGTACGTTTGGCAAGAGCTGGGCACATCCTCACCATATCGGCCGCTACGTCGAAGACAATCGATGCCTGTTGACGATCAGCCGCACAGCCATAGACCTCTGCACGTTCCTCACCATCTCCGCAGCAGAGCAAAAGTGCAACGGCAGCAGCAAGCTCGGACTTTCCCATCTTCTTAGGAATCTCAACGTAGGCAGTATTGAACTGACGGTATCCATTCGGCTTCAATATTCCAAAGACATCCCGGATGATCTGTTCCTGCCAATCTATAAGTTCGAAAGGCTTACCAGACCATGTCCCTTTTGTATGCCTCAATGCTTCGATAAAGGAAACAGCATAATCAGCAGCCTTCTTGTCGTATGAACTGTCCTTTGCAATGAATTGAGTTGGCTTATACTTCTTCAGTTTTCTCATTGTCATTGCATGCTGTCCTTTCCAAAATAAAAACGACCAAACGGTCGACTGTACGAGATAAAGAGCATATCGCTCTTTTCTCTTTGTTCCTTATTTCACTGTCATCTTGAATGCAGGGATCAATTTCTGTTCCTCATTCCTGAAATGATAGCGGTCTTTGATCTTGACGATGCCGTCAAGTTTGCATCCGAGTTCTTCAAATTTTGCAATCGTGATGATCAGATTAGAGAATGTCGAGCTGATCGTGAATTCTTTGATTTTAAGTTTTCTGCAGTCATTGATGATCTCATCAACATCGTTGTCCCAAATGACATCTGCAAAGTTCGGAAGTTCATCTCCAGCTTCTTTGCTCCAAAGATAAGCCTGACCAAGTGTGTACTGAACACCTATGTCGTTCCAGCTCACTCCTTCTTTTGGATCATCAAGTGCTTCAATCGTATATTTCATATCTGCATCTTCTCACTTGGCAATGATGTTCATGACTTCAGCATAAGCCTTTTTGATCTTTACACCTTTTGGCTTGATGTCCCATCCTCTGGAATAGTTGACTACTTCTTTGCCATCCTCATTCCTGATTGATAAGATTGATACCTTTCCATCATCGATTCCAAAGTGTGATGGCTCATCGAACACCTTCGCTGTGTAGCTGTATTCTTTCCCATCAATTGAAACTTTTCCCTGTTTCCACATTATTGGATCCTCCTTGCCTTTCCTTGGCATGTTCATATTGCCATAGGTCAACTGGTATTGGATGATACACAGTTTTAACTGTGTCTACTCTTCGCAAGAATCTCCTTTGACTGGGTCCCATATCCGTGCAGTGCCGTGATGATCAATAGAGTATTCCAGTCCAAGGCTGTGCAGAGCTTCTATATAGCCCTGCAGTGCAATCTTGTTAGCTCTGTTGTCATCTCCCTGGGCTGCGGTGAACCGCATTCCAAGATGATCCTCTGCATTTGTCATCCAGTAGTCATCAATATTCAGTTCTCTCATAATTTGAACCTCTCTTTCTACCTATATACATCACTCTAAAATGCATGAATTGGATGATGCACATATCCGATAGTGTCTATAATCGAGCACATTTATCTGCACCATAGGCAACACTGAGTGAACTGCCATTGTCCCATGCGACCATGACAGACCCAGCATCATCGACACCAAGGACTGTTCCTTCTGTCCCTGGTTCCGGTGCATGTGGATCGTCCATTGCTACTAACCGTACCCGGCATCCTGCTGGATATGTGGCTCGAAGTTCATCTACGGTTGCCCTATCTGGAAATCTCATCTCTTGCTCCTCCATCTTTGAATGCTGCTGAACCCGTCAGATTCCTCATCAGGATCTTTCGGTCATTTTTGAATTCATCACCAATAAAGCCAAGCCGCAACAAGAAGCATCTGAATGCATATTTCTCGTTGTCGATTTTCTTCTCTTTTGCTGTGACTCTTTTGGTGTCAACTGTGAGCTTACATAATGCAATTATGAATCGTGCATAGGTCATGGCATCTTCCGGGTTCTCATTACGGAACCATGGAAATATCACTACATCTTTATTGATCTTTACATTGACGTCATCGATTCCAAGAGAGTGTTTTATCAAGACTCCCTTGGCTTCAATAATCTTTTTCAGATTCTCTATATTTACATATTGCAATGGGATCTCAATAGACAATCCATTCTCTGCATCTGTTTTCTTGAATCTAGCTTCTTCCGTCATCAATGCAGTTGTGCTGTCCTTCAAGTCATCCGCCTGATCCAAGCATTCGAATCCTGCATATGCAATTGCTCTTTTTACGGTCTCCACTTCTTTCTTGGCAAGCTTGTCATCATATTGGAGTGTTCCGTCCTTTAGGACTGTGTACTCTCCGATTTGATATGCTGCACTCGGCATGCCTTGATACTTTGGCTTGATGCCAATAGCAGTTGCTATTGCATCGACCATTGCTTTCCTTTGCTTCCCTGTTACGTTGTACCTTGCTTTCATGTTGTGATCCTCCTTTTTGTATGTATATACATCACTCTGAGAGGTCTCAATAGCAAGTAAAACAAGCACATTTCATGCATGTTCTTCCGCGTAATAGGCAATGCCGGACAGAACAAATACAACACATGGGAGAGCGACTCCGTTGCCCCACATTTTATATTCAGCCGCATCCGTTTCTGGCGATTTTAACCACTTCCGAATCTGATTGATCGTTTTGATCTTTCCATTGGGATTCGTCACATCACGATAGGTCTTGAATACGTTGTACCAGAAATACATATCCTGGCTAGTTGGATCTTCAGTGCCAAGCTCTTGGCACCACCAGTCCGGAAATCCCTGCAGTCTTGCACATTCTGTTGGTGTCAGCCGTCTGACAATATAATCAGAACCATCCTTGTCGTTGACCAGTGGTGGATCCTTATAATCTGTAGCGACCAATGTATCAGCCACATTCTCCTGCGCGTTCAAGAACAGGGAATTCTTGCTCGCCGTCAGCACTTTGCTGTATGCGACTGCATGCCTGTCCGTGGCATCAAGAGTGAAGGACACATCTTCATTCACACCTGATCCCTGTGGACCGTTCTTATCTTTTCTTCCGATCATAGACCCCTGGAGTGCAACAACTGCCATGCCGCCTTGATTACAGGCAGGATTTCCTCCGTTGCCATCAAGTGTCCTGCTCGTAGTTGCTTCATACACTCCACTGTGCGGATTATCCGATCTCATTGAGTTCGAGTCCTTCGCACATATCCCGTATGCCTTTGGTTGGAATAATGTCTGATCATTATGTGTACCAAGGGTCGCAGACAGATCATTCTGGATCAACGCTCCTTTGCCACCGCCTTCGCACCCACATCGTATCTTCAGTGTCTTTGGTATCTCAACAACAAAGGATTGATTGTTGCCACCGGTGCCATACGAATAAAGGACGGTCTGTGCAACATCGAGTGGTCCATCATATCTTGCATCCAGTGCATGATTTTCAAAAACTAGCGGTGGATGCGTCGATTGAGCACGGAGCGTTGCAGTGATGTCCTTTGTCACTCCCATCACACTGCCACCTTGATCGTTCAAGCACAGACAGCCTGTTTCTGCAGTGCCTTTGCAAGCACCTGCGGCAGTTCCTTGCCACGAGCGGAAGCCCTGAGCAGAATACCCTGACAAGCCTTCGGACTCAAATAGTATTTTTCCTGCACTCCCACCTGTAAGATCTCCAACAAGGTAGATACGTCTTCTTCTCTGGGGGACTCCCCAGTACTGAGCATCGAGGGTTCTCCAAGCAATGGAGTAATCGTTTCCCATGATTTCTCCTGCAGACTGCCATTTTTTAGCTGCAGGAACATGTACATCTGTGTCTTTGATCTGGCAGATGCTCTCGAGGACACATCTGAAGTCTTCGCCCTTGTTTGACGAGTATGCTCCTGGGACATTCTCCCAGACGATATATCGTGGTCTTTCTCCATTTGTCTTTTCCCTCATTTCTTTTATGATCCTGATTGCTTGATAAAAAAGACCGGAACGATTACCGTCCAGTCCTGCTCTTTTGCCGGCCATGCTCATATCCTGGCATGGGCTGCCAAATGTAATGATATCGACAGGTTCAAGCTCCGCACCATTCAGTTTGGAGACATCGCCATAATGCTTCATGAATGGCAACCGTTTTGTTGTCACTCTGATTGGGAATGGTTCGATCTCTGATGCCCACACAGGAGCAATCCCAGATATGATCCCGCCTAAAGGAAAACCACCAGAGCCATCGAACAAGCTGCCAAGTGTCAACATCTTATTCTGTTCCATAGTCTTTCCTCAGTTCTTCATAGCTGTACTCAAGACCATCACGGATGCACTTCACTCCATCGCTCTTACCAACAGTCTCGATATAACGATTGACAATTACATCGCAATACTTCTCATCCAGTTCAGCCATGTAGCATACACGGTTTGTCTGTTCGCATGCGATCAAAGTGGAGCCAGAGCCACCAAATGGATCCAAAACGATACAGCCTGTCATAGAACTGTTCATAATTGGATAGGCGAGCAGGGGAATTGGCTTCATCGTTGGATGGTCGCCATTCTTCTTTGGTTTGTCGTATTCCCATACAGTTGTTTCTTTACGGCCGGCATACCAGGCATGTTTCCCTTTTTTTTTCCAGCCAAACAGGACTGGTTCATGGATCCATTGGTATGGAGAACGGCCAAGGACCAGGCTATTCTTCTTCCAGATGCAGCAGCCAGACAAATAAAAACCAGCATCTTGGAAAGCCTTACGGAAATTCAGACCTTCTGTGTCCGCATGGAACACGTAGATGCTGGCATCATCTGCCATAGCTTTTTCTGTATTTGTGAATGCAGCAAACAGGAACTGGTAGAATTTGTTTTCTTCCAGATTGTCATTCTTGATTTTACCCGCCGAACCTTCATAGTTCACATTGTAGGGTGGATCCGTAATCACGAGGTTTGCCAACCTGCCATTCATCAACGTTTCATAAGTAGTGGAGAGTGTACTGTCACCACATATGAGCCGATGCTCGCCCAGTTTCCATACATCACCAGACTTTGAGAAGATTGGTTTCTTGAGTTCTTCATCTACATCAAAGTCATCTTCATGTACCTTATCTTTCAGATCATATTTAAAAAGATCATCCAGTTCAGCTTGATCAAAACCTGTAAGTGAGACATCGAAGTCCGTGCCCTGCAGATCAGTAATCAATAGTGACAACTTGTCCTTGTCCCATTCGCCGGAGATCTTGTTCAGGGCAATATTCAATGCCTTCTCATGTTCTTCATCTAGATTGACAACCACACATTCAACTTCTTCAATACCTGAGTCCTTCAGCACTTTTAAGCGCTGATGGCCACCGACAATTCGTCCGGTCGCTTTGTTCCAGATGATAGGATCGACATAACCGAACTGGTCAAGTGATCTTTTCAGTTTGTCATATTCTGGGTCTCCAGGCTGCAGATCCTTACGTGGGTTGTAGTCTGCCGGGATCAATTCTGATAATTTCTTCTTTTCAATGATCATCTTCTTACCTCTTTCTCGCATTCAAAAGACGCTCCATGACATCATCCTGTGGACTAAGACCACCGAACTCTGATGTGGAGTTCTCTTTGACAATCTGGAATATCTGGAACCAGGTCTGATTGACCTGCTTCATATAGGATTGGGACATCGTTACATATGGCGAAGTAATGGCATTGCCTGTTGTCGGATGTTTTGCAAGCATTCCAAATTCGGAGATTGCTTCTTCGCATTGTATCCATCTGGAAACAGACATGGCATACTGTTCAATCAACTGGACATTTACAATCTCTGCACAGCCCCGTTCTTTCAGCCACTTCCATGTCTCTTTATAAACTGATGCAGCGACCAGGTCTTCACCATTCTTCTGTTTTGCTTTCATGTATTCTTTGATAGGCGGCATATCTTCACCGGAGATCTCTGAAGGAGAAGGAAGATCTACGATCGTTGCCTTGCGTCCCTCAAGCATCTGTTCCGTGAGTGCTTTCTTCTTTTTGCCAGAACCTATACGAGCACCGCCCCGTCTGGTACCATCTTTCGCCATGAAGTATCTCCTTTCAGACAACAAAAAAAGTCGGCAGATTTTGGGGGTGTGCCGACTCTTGCAATACTGCAGCCATTGGGGATGGCTACTTAGCTTCTTCACTCATGACTGCCCCACAATGCGGGCATGTCTTTTTTTCCATGTTCACTTCAAAGCCACAGTTGCTGCATGAGCAATGTGGACTGTAAAGTACTCCATTGACCGAATCTTTCGTCTCGATCTTTTTGTGTATCCAGTATGCTTTTCCCTGTTTGGTTTCCATATCTTCAGTCTACTCCCTTAATTGGCCGTTTGAAATGCGATTTTTGCGAGCGTGACCCCACGCCGTTGCCCGGCGGGACCATTACAGAGATTAGACCCGCCCCTGGGTCATCGCCTTATCTGACGATCTTTCATCTCCATATGGATCTTAGTATGACATGATTGGCAAAGGCTC